GGGACTAAGACGATCCGTGACAAGTACCCCGATGTCGAGGTTCTCCGAGTCAAAGATGAGTTCGATGCCAAGGGCCGATTGATGAAGACGTCTTGGGAGAGACTCCAGGATGTCTACGAGGACATTCGAAAGGGGGTGCTGCCATACAAGACATATGTCATCGATAGTCTGACAGAGGGCCAGAAGATGTCGATGTACTCCGTGATGACACGGACCGTCAAGGGTGATCCAGCCCGCGACCTCGACATCCCAGCACAGCGTGACTGGGGCAAGAGTGGTGAGATGGTGCGTCGAATGGTCCGAGCCTTCCGTGACCTCGACGCGAACGTCATCTTTACAGCCCTTGAGGCCTCTGACAAGGATCAGCAGACGGGGGCAGTTACGATCACGCCGTCACTGCCCGGTAAGTTGCGGTACGAGATATCGGCATTCCTCGACGAAGTACTCTACATGTACACAAAGGTCGAGAAGGATGGAATCATCCGCCGAGTTCTCACACAACCGACAGGCAAGTTCATTGCCAAGGACCGATCGGGTAAGCTTCCTCAGACCATGGACGATCCGTCTATGACTGAGATTGCTGACCTGGTCCTCGATCCAAAGGAGAACTGACTTGGGCATTCCTATCCCCGGCGGTTTCGCCGACGTCGAAGATGCATTTGCTCCTCTCCCGCCTGGTACCTACGACGCTGTCGTGTTCAAGGGCGAGCTGAAGGAAGCAGGAGAGAACGCCAAGAACCCGGGCTCGCAGTACATCGCCTGGGAATTCAACATCCTGAACGAGGGCTTCGAGAAGAGGAAGGCATGGATGAACACCTCTCTCGTTCCGAACGCTCTCCCGATGTTGAAGCGTTTTCTGATCGCGGTCGGCTACGAAGAGGAGGAGCTCAACGCAACCGACTTCGAGATCGACATCGACGAGGTCGTCAGCAAGAACGCTCGGCTTGTTGTCGTCGAGAGCGTCAATCCCAACACGGACGAGAAGACTCACTCCGTGAAGAGGATCCTACCGGCTGGCGCAGTGGCGTCAGAACTGCCGTAGGGAAGACGTAAGAGCGGTATCCGGGCTCGCAGCCTCTCTATCGCTCTTACACGTGAGGGGGTAGGCCCCGGCTTGCCCCCTCACAACCATTTCGGGGAGGATCGTTGGAGCTAGTAGTAATCAGTCCTGAAGTGAATAGCGCTCGCAGTGCTTTCTTCAGGGCCTTATTCGCCAATGAGACAGGGTACGTTTGCTTCGCAACCCGAGTCGGTAAGAGGTTCGAGCAGACGTTCTTCAAGTACCCTGAACAACTCGGCAACATGCTCGAGTTCGTCAATAGGAACTACCATGGCCAGGATGTCTACTTCTGTCCGCAACTCCTGAGGACCCAGAAGCGGGAGAAGTCTTCAGTCAAGGTTGCCACCTGTATCTGGTCTGACCTCGATGAGTGTGATCCATCGAACGTTGATCCTCCTCCCTCTTTTGCACTTCGTACTTCTCCAGGACGATACCAAGGTTTCTGGCTACTAGAAGAACCTGTCAGTCCTGTTGAAGGCGAGGACGGTAGTCATCGCCTAGCACATATGTACAAGAACTTCGGTGTAGACCAGAGTGGTTGGGATTTGACTCAACTGCTGCGAGTGCCTGTAACATACAATCAGAAGTATGCCACTGCAGCGGGGTCCCCTGTTATCGATCTTGACCCTCGTTACATTTCAGGTACCAGGTACCCCTTCTCCGTGTTCCAAGAGATGCCTCAGGTGCCCGGATACGAGTGGACTGACGAACCGATGCCTAACCTCGATGGGCAAGACCCCGATGCTCTCATCGAGAAGTACAAGGACCGACTTGACATTCAAGTTCACGTCCTGTACACGAAGGAACCAATCAACGACTGGTCTGGCTCACTATGGAACTTAGAGTGCCTCCTGATCGAAGCAGGAGTACCAAAGCAAGATGTTTTTGTCATCTGTAACTCCGCAGCTTGTAACAAGTTCAAGCGCGAAGGGCTTGACCCATCCTACCTGTGGAGAGATGTGTGTCGAGCCGATGCCCGCATTGGAGCTCGCCTTCAGGAGGTCACTCGACAGCAACCGTTGCCCGATCTCTTGACGGATAAAGAACGGGAAATTGTCAAAGGATTATCCGATACATTTGTCGAAGACTACATCAACTGGGCCAAGTCGAGAGGGGACGCAGCATGGCAATACCACGAAGCGGGTGCGTTTGTCATCCTCAGTCAATTGCTGTCTGGCGTGGTGAAACTCCCTACTTCGTTCGGGATCATTGTGCCGAACCTGTGGTTCATGATCCTTGCGGATACTACACTGACTCGCAAGTCGACAGCAATGGATATGGCAGTCGAGATGGTACTACAAGTGGATCCGGATGCGGTCTTAGCAACAGACGGATCGCTGGAAGGTTTGATGACAGGTCTAGCAGCACGGCCTAATCGACCCGGTATCTTCTGGCGAGATGAGTTCAGCGGCCTGTTGGAGATGATCCGTAAGAAGGACTACTATGCTGGTATGATTGAGTCGATGACGAAATTGTACGACGGCAAGTACCAGAAACGGATGCTGCGTAAAGAGGTCCTGGAGATCCGGGACCCCATCCTCATCTTCTTCTGCGGTGGCATTCGTACTCGAGTCCTCGCTCTGATGGACATTGAGTACGTCTATTCCGGATTCCTTCCTCGGTTCATCTTCATTGAGGCTGCCTCGAACATCGACAACTATCGACCAATTGGTCCGATGACAGAGCGTCAAGACGATACAAGACAGAAGCTAGTTCAGGACCTATCCCGACTGAGAGAGATGTACACAGCCGACGTGATCGTCAAGATAGGCGAGCAGACTGTAACCACAAAGCGACAGTGGGAAGCAGCTCTCGACGAACCAACGTGGGATCGATACAATGCCTTCGAACAGGCAATGCTCAAGTACGGAACTGAAAGTGGCGCGCCCGAGATCTACACTCCAGTAATGGACCGCCTATCGAAGTCAACTCTCAAGGCCTCAATGCTCCTAGCAGCTTGCCGTCAGGAGCCAGTAGGCAATGTCAAGGTCGAGATGGGTGATCTACTTCGTGCCATCTCGTACTGTGAGCACTGGAGAGTTCATAACCTGGACGTAGCAGCAAACGTCGGGAAGACGTCGAACGAGAAGCAGTTGGATCAGATGTTGACTGCTATCACACGTGAGCCCGGTGTGCCACGTTCCAAGCTGATGCAGAACTACCACCTCACAGCCAGAGAGGCTGACTGGATCCTAGAAACACTGGACCAGAGAGGTACAATCCGAAGGACGAAAAATGGTCGCAGTGAGCGCCTATATCCTGCTCTTATCAAGGGCTAACACAGTCTGGATGGAGCAGGGTGCGTGCCAGAACCAAGATGAGGACGGCAAGATCTTCTTCCCTGATCCGGGAAACAATGCTGTCATGGCGAAGAAGATGTGTGGGCGTTGTCCCGTTAGGGAGAAGTGTCTCGACTGGTCGATAGAGACAAGGCAGATGTACGGAATCTGGGGAGGAGTGTCAGAGAAGAAGCGTCGTCAGATGATGCATCTCCGTTACGGTAGGGCTCCGTACTACACGATTGTAGAGGAGAGTGATGACGAAGACGTCAGCGTTAGTCCTGCTGTCAGGGGGCTTGGATAGCACGACTGCGTTCTACAAGGCAATGTGGGAACGAGACGATGTTCAAGCCATCTCGTTTGACTACGGACAACGTCACACGAAGGAGATTGAGTCAGCAAAGTACTTCACCCTGTTGCATGACGTACCCTGGAACGTTATCGACCTTCGTACTCTAGGAGCACTATTGAAAGGGTCCGCACTGAGTGATCCAAACGTTGTAGTCCCTCAAGGCCACTATGCCAAAGAGACAATGAAGCAGACGATCGTTCCGAACAGGAACTCGATCATGTTGAGCTGCGCTGTCGGAGTCGCTATCGGTCAAGGACTCCAAGAGGTGTGGGCAGCAATGCATGCAGGCGATCATCCTATCTACCCAGACTGTCGTCCTGAGTTCATAAACAAGCTGAACGAACTCGTTCCAATTGCAACTGAAACTGACGTCAAGGTAGTAGCTCCCTTTATTGACTACTCCAAAGACATGATCGTCAGGTTGGGTTCTGACCTAGGTGTCTCTTGGGAGCACACGTGGTCCTGCTACGAAGGTGGGGATGTACACTGTGGCAGGTGTGGCACCTGTGTCGAGCGTCAAGAAGCTTTCCATCTCGCAGGCGTTCAGGACCCAACTGAGTACACTGACAGCGAGTACTGGAAAACAGAGACCGGTGTTGTAACATGATGGAGATCGGCAAGACATTCCAGTTCTCGTCAGGTCATGTTCTGTGGCGAGATGATTGGGACGAAGACATGAATATCAAGGTCTTCGACAAGTGCTCTCGAGCGCACGGTCACAACTACAGTCTCACAGTAGCAATCTCTGGAGACGTAGATGGGGAAACCGGTATGATCATGAACTACTACCAGCTGACGGATATCATCAATGACCGCATCATCGATCTATGGGACCATCGAGTACTCAACGACCTTCAGCCATTTAGCAACGGTGTTCTTCCCACCGCTGAGAACATGGTCCTAGTCGTACTTGATAGGATGAAGGAAGAGTTCAATCAGACGATGTGGCATCCCACACGAATCCATGTCAAGGAGACAGACAAGACGTACGCAGAATGGAGGTTCAGTGATTGAAGAAGAACCTGGTAAGCAGATGATCGAGAAGCCACGATGCGCAGTCTGCGGGCACCGTGAAGACGTACACTTCGAAGGCAAGTGTCTCACGTACGACGACCGTAACGAAGCTGGTACACAGTGTCCGTGCTCCTACTACTCGTCGGTGAAGCCATGACCGAGTACGCCCACTCGTTCGGTGTACTAGACGTGGTCTCGATGTTGAACCGTCGGGACACTGCTTATGTCCTGCCTACACTAGCACACGCCCTCGAGTGGTGGAGAGTCGTTAGGACCGCCGTGAACGAGGAGCACGGCAAGGACTGTGTAACCAATACCAAGACGGCGTGCGTGCTGAGATGCAACCACAGGGCCCTTCGCTTATGGGTCCCGTATGAGCTCGATCCAACTCAACCAATGGACTTCGATAACGCGTTCAAGAGCAACTGCGACTTCGTCAGTCCGTACTTCTATCCAAACGAACTGAAGGCGATGGCATAATGTACAGAGTTACGATTCGTATTTCTGACCTCGTCCTAGTCGATCTCACCAGGGAACAGTTTGAACAGTTTCGCGGCAACGGTATTCAGGGGATGCTTCAGCTACTTGGGTTCTCAGGACCCTGTTCGGCACGAGCCTTCTGTGACTATCCATACTGTGACAAGGTGATTGAGATCAACACAGACGAAGTAATCAAGCCATCTCTGTTCGGTCAAGCCTTACCATACACTGCGGAGGCGATATGAAGACATTCGTACTGAGGCGTAATGAAGACTTCACTGGCATCTCAGGTACCGGAGACGTCGCTGAAGGTGCTGTCTTCAACAGCGGCAAGGTTGTTGTCGCTTGGGATCCAACCATGACCCTTGCAAAGGTAGTCACCGTAGTTGTCTTCGACTCAATTGAAGACGTCGAGAAGCTACACGGGCACGATGGAGCAACGGAGATAGTCTGGACATGAGACTCCTAGAGTTGTACACCACGGTGCAGGGAGAGGGGCCGAACGTCGGGAAGCCAACTACCTTCGTTCGTTTCGCTGGGTGCAACATGAGATGTCCGGGTTGGCCATGTGATACGCCTTATGCAATCTTCCCAGAGATTTGGAGGAAGGAGGCAGAGAACGTTGATCCCAAGGAACTGTTCTTGAGGGTCAAGAGTGAGTCTCCAATGCACGTCTGTATCACCGGAGGCGAGCCCCTCATCCAGAACCGAAGAGAGCTCACGGAGTTCCTTTGGTTCCTACATAGCAACCGGTACACAGTTGACATCTTTACTAATGGTAGCCGGTCACTATACGGCACTGGTCCAGACCCAAGCAAAGAGAAGGTCAACTACTTGATGGACCATGTTACATTCATCATGGACTGGAAGCTTCCTGGAAGCGGAGAGCACCAGTCCTTTTTGGCAGAGCGTCTTTACAACCTAGCACAGTTGCGGCCTAAGGACGCAGTCAAGCTTGTCATCAAGGACGGGAAGGACCTCACGTACGCAGAGGACTACATCGAACGTTGGCATCATAGTTACCGACCTGAAGAACGAATCGATGCCCAAGTGTACGTCGGTGTCGCTTGGGGCGAGATGAAAGAGTCGGACCTCGTATACTGGCTGACCCAGAAAGGGTACAACTGGGTGAAGCTGAATGTGCAGGTCCACAAGTTCATCTTTGACCCGAATGCGAGGCGCATCTGATGGAGTATATCATCCAAGGTCGTCGAAGTGGTAAGACGGCGTATCTCATTGAGAAGTTCCTTGAGGACCCAGAACACTCCGTCATCGTCTGCTTCAACCAGATGGAGGCTAGTCGAATAGTCAGAACTCTGCTTGAACTCAGAGCACCTGAGTTCCAAAAGGAATGGCAGAAGCTACTCCTGAACAATGTCATCACAACTGATAGGGCTGTGCACCTAAGAGGTCGCGATGCAAAGGTCTATGTGGACAATCTCGACTACTGGATTCAGTCCTTCTTTGGCAATGTCCAGGCAGTAACGATGACGGAGGAATAACGGTGGACTGGGTCTCAGCTCCGGAGCTGTTGAGGGACGCTAGTGCTAGAGATGTCCTCAACGGTTGGCACCCACTAGCTGACCTGCCTACTGAACAACAGAAGAGGCTCGATGCAGCCTTCGACAAGAAGCTGGTAGGCAAGATCAAAGCCCGTAAGAAGGAGGTCATCGAGTACCCTTTCCTGTGTGAGTACGAAGGGTGCCTCTACATCATTGAGAGTGGGCACCACCGAGGACAGCACTACCGTAGGCATAAGGAGGGGAAACATGGAGTGTGCGAACTGCGGGCATGATCAGGATGACCACAAGTGGTCCGACGAGCGAAGCGAAACTATCTGTACAGGCGATGGACTGTTTGACGATGGAAGCCCTCAATGCGACTGCGATATGTTCGAAGAGGAAGAGGAAGAGGAAGAGGAGGATGAAGAGTGACCGACGCAGCAGTTGAGGCGGCAGTTGAACAACTCTTGAAGTCACTTGGCTACGACATTGAAGAAGAGCAGCACCTCACAGACACGCCACGTCGTGTAGCCGAGTCGCTAATGGAGTTGACAACTCCTAAGGAATTCAGCTTCACAACCTTCGAGAACAACGACATCGACCAGATGATCATCGTCAAGGATATCCCGTTCTACAGTCTATGTGCACATCACCTTCTGCCGTTCTACGGCAGTGCCCACATCGGGTACCTGCCGAACTCTAGTCTCGCTGGGCTGTCCAAGATCGCTCGGACGGTAAGGTACTTCATGCGAGGTCTGAATCTTCAGGAGGAGATGACCAATGACATCAAGAACTTCCTTGTCGAGCACCTCGAGCCGAAGGGGGTCATTGTTGTCCTTGAGGGTCATCATCTATGTATGGCGGTTAGAGGAGCCCAAACGCCTGATCACCTTACTACGACTTCTGCGCTGGCTGGGGTCTTCTTCGACCCCGAAAAGGGACCCGCAGCACGAAACGAATTCTTCAGTCTAGTCAGGGGGATGAATGGACGCCGCTAACGTACTTCCTCTGAACCTAGGCAAGATGCCTGAGAGCCAGCTCGACCGTAAGTTCCTTCAGGGCATGATCAACCGACTCGCAGTTGGGTATCACAGGTACGGACCTCTTGATCCAAATCGTGCGCAATGGATCAAGACAATCGAACTCCGTCTCGAGGCCTACAAGGAAACAGGCAACATCGACTTCTTGATGGACATAGCCAACTTCGCCATGTTCGAGTGGCGCTTTCCTCAGCACCCAGAAGCACACAGTGATCCGAATGCAAAGTCTCCAGGCATCATCGATGGTATCACTGGAGAGCATCGTCAGGGCTCACGTACCAAACCGGTTACAGCCTACGACCATGAGGGGGATTAGTGAGGGCAGCCGTAATCGCACCGACAGGTCTCTTGAAGAGGTACGCGGCTAGAAGCCGTTACCACCTATGCCTCGCTCATCTGATTCTTCAGGAAGGTCCCTACTTCCAGTTCTACAAGGAAACAGTTGAGCGGGGCGAGTACGTGATCATGGACAACTCAATCATTGAACTGCACGGAGAGCCTATGCCGAGCCACGAGCTCCTGAGGGCAATCGATCTCCTCCATCCAACCGAGTTCGTGTGCCAAGACTTCCCTCGCGATCCAGCTACAACCCACTTTTGGGCAATGAACAAGGGTGAAGAACTGAAGAAGCGGTACCCTGACATGAAGCTGATGGTCGTTCCTCAGTGGGGGCAAGGTAAGGTCTTTGCAGACTGGTGGGCTAGCTTCCTGTGGCTGAAGGAACTACCCTTCATCGACACGATCGGACTGCCGAAGTTCATCCGAGGTGGACGTAGCCTAGCAGCACATCAGATCGAAAGCAATCCTGTTCTTCATCGCGACAAGGAGTTCCACCTTCTAGGTACGTGGGGCAATCCCGTTGAGGTCAGGGATATGACTCGGTACAAGTGGATCCGAGGTGTTGACAGCAAGGCACCAGTTCGCTTTGGCCAGCAAGGGATTGCTCTTCATCCAGAACGTGGTCTCCTAGGAGGGAATGCCCTTCGTGATGCAGTCCCAGCACTTGACTTCAACTACGCAGATGACCCGATGCCTTCGATCACAGATCACAATGTCAGAACTTACCTCACCTGGGCTCGTGGTGAGAAGGATGCGGATGTCCTACAGTTCCCAACACCACCTGAAGAAGGCTTCGAGACAAAGAGCAAGGTCTTCAAGGGGCCGTAAATGGAGAAGGCGCCAGGCGCTAAGTGCGACGAATGCCCATTGAAGGAGATGAAGCATGTTCCCGGAAGCGGACCGAACAGCGCGGCTCTTGCGGTCGTCGGAGAAGCCCCCGGTGCAGGAGAAATCGCAACAGGAGTTCCCTTCTCCGGAGTCTCCGGACAACTCCTCAACAACATCCTCAAGTACCACGGAATCAAACGAGAGGAGACCTATGTCACAAACGTCGTCCTATGTCGCCCCCCAGACAATCGGACACCAACGACAAAAGAGATTGGGGCCTGTCACAATCGCCTCATCCAGGAGCTTCGGGGTACAGGAGCCAAGAGTGTTCTCGCGTTGGGAGCTACAGCTGCGCAGTCACTTCTGGCCTCACGGACTGCTATTAGTAAACTTCGGACTGAACCAGACTTGGCGTCGCCGTACTTGGGATCTGGAGTTCATGTCATCCCTACATTCCACCCAGCGGCGGCACTCCGGACACCTGACTATTTCCCGTCCATCCTCAAAGATGTCGCAAAGATCAATGCTGTACAGGTTGTATGGGAACACACTAAATACCAGGTGGTCGACAACGAAGTCAAAGCAAGGGACCTCCTCAGCAAGCAAGTAGAACAGGCAGCTGGTAACGGAGGCATCATAACCTTCGACGCAGAGCTTGACATCGAAGCAATCAAAGGTGCAGTCGATCTAAAGAACCCAGTGTGGCTATGTGCAGGTATCTCATCGAGACCAGGAGCTGCCGTTGTTTACACCCCAGAGGTATTGACTCCAAACTTTTGGGCACAATTGAACGATACCTTCCTTGACAACCGTCTTCGTTGGACATACCAGAACGGTAAGTTCGATATTCAGCCCCTGTGGGGGTCTGGTGTCACGAACGCCCGCGTTGACGAAGACACGATGCTAATGCACTACAGCACAGATGAGAGGAAAGGTACACATGACCTTGAACAACTGGCGGTTGAGATACTGGGAGCACCGGCTTACAAAACGGATACCCGTCGTTTTCTTCCTCGTACTGGGGCGTCTCTTCGTTATCTGCCTCCTGATATTCTTCATCAGTATAATGCTGCTGATGCCGATGTTACTCATAGGCTGGTGGATCCTCTCCAATCTGAGATGAAGTCAGACGGTGTCGAGCGGCCTTACTACGAGCTTCTGATTCCGGGTAGTGATGTACTTGGTAGGGCTGAGTACTTGGGTACTAAGGTCGACCGAGACCGTCTAGATGAACTGGCAGACGAGTTGTGGGAGGAGTTGATACCTAAGCGGAAGGAACTAGAACAGTGGGTAGCGAACCCGAACTCTCCGAAGCAGATCAAAGCAATGCTTGATGACGTCTATGACATCGACACGGAGAGTACAGACAAGGAACACCTACAAGCCATAAAGGAGAAGCATGGAGGAGAAATCGGAGAGTTCGTTAGCAAGCTTCTGGACTATCGTCAGCAAGCCAAGCTACGTTCCACATACGTTGTCGGACTTGCTAAGCGCCTGGTTCGAAGTCGAGTCCATACTACATTCCTCCTTCATGGCACGGACACCGGCCGTCTTTCCAGCAGGAATCCAAATCTTCAAAACATTCCGTCTGGATCCAAAATTCGTGACCTCTACGTCGCTGGTCCGGAAAACGTATTACTCAGTGCTGACTATAGCCAAATTGAATTTCGTCTCGCCGCCATCCTATCTGGAGATGAATGGCTTCTTGACCAGTTTAGGCAAAACCGGTCGTTTCACACGGAAGTGGCCCACCGGTTCTTCGGAGAAGATTATACGGAACTACAGTATCTCCGGGCAAAGGCAGTCAACTTTGGCATCCTATACCTTAGAGGAGCTAAGTCCCTCGCAGATGAACACAAGTTTCCAGTTGCAGAGGGCTATCGAATGATCCGAGAGTTCTACCAACAGATGCCCAAAGTGAAGGAGTACCAGGATGACATCCACCGCCAGATCCGTCACAACGGCTACCTTGAATCCTACTTCGGACGTAAGCGACGCTTCTGGCTCGTTACAAGAGAGAATTGGCATATGGTATCTAAGGAGGGAGTTGCGTTCCCTACACAATCTGCTGCTTCTGATCTCAATCTACAAAGTGCAATCCGCCTTGAACCTCTACTACGCGGAAAGGCTGCTGTGCTTATCCCAGTACATGACTCTCTTGTCTTTGAATGCCGCCGACAGTACCTCGAAGAGGTAGCATACACAGTTCGCGAAGTGATGGAAGATACACCCGTCAGAGACATCTGTCCAACACCAATCGAAATCAAGGTCGGTCTCAAGTGGGGATCACACCGTGGGAGGTGCCCTGATAGAGTGTGTTACCACCTGAAGGAGTACAAGGGAGGTCCGTATGTCGCAGCAGCCTGAGAGGGGCGGGATGCCTACACCTCACCCACAGGGCGTTCCATTGGTGAACCCGGCACCTCTTGATCACAAGACTACAGTCACTGGAGCACAGTTCCCAGTGATGGATCCTGGAGACGGAAGTGGCGAACCAAAGCTGGTCCTGAAGGAACACGTTGTCGTCTTCCACTCGACTCCTGCAGGAACTGCAACGATGGTTTGGGAACTAGACGTCGCAGAGAAGATCGCTCTTGACGTCTACGGCGCAGTTAGGAGGATGCGGAGCAACATCGTCCTACCCGGTGACGGAAGTAACCTTCGAGAGATCTCCCGAGACATGATGAACAAGGCACTCGATGAAAAGGAAAAAGATGCCTAGAGGTAGTAAGGTGCCTATTGGGACAGAGACCATAAACAAGAACGGCTACACAATGGTGAAGACCTCGAACGGATGGGCATTCAAGCATTGGATCGTTGCAGAGAAGAAGCTTGGCAGACCCTTACACTCCGACGAGAGAGTCTATTTCAAGAACCGAAACAACCGAGACTTCCGTCCATCCAACATCGAGGTGCGAGAGAGGAAGAGTCATGCCGATGGTCTGTCCTAGATGTGGGAAGATCTACCCGGTAGCGAAGGATGCAACAAGAGCCTGGTGCGGACAAGATATGGCATTGCTCTTGCCTACTGACGAACCTTATGTCCCTCTACCTCAAGGCCCAGGAGGAAAGAAGAGGATGGTTCCTTCTCCTGGAGAACAGGCTCGGATACTAGAACAACAGGCGCGATGTTGCATCTACTGTGACAGACCTTTCGGAGGTGACGTTCGCGTTACTTGGGACCACTTTGTCCCTTGGAGTTACTCCCAACGAAACGAGAAATTCGTGGCAGCGTGCCAGAGATGTAACAGCAAGAAGTCCGACAAGATGTTCCAAACCCTCGAGGAGGCACGTGCGTACCTTGAGTCAGTTCTTCACAAAGTTTAGACTTGCTCAACGAGCTATGAATCTCTATGGAGTTCCATACTTAGATTCTTCTCTAACCTATGGAGCATACCTATCGAGCTTACTAGGGTTGAGGTTGCGAGTAGTCACCGTTAGAGAAAAGTCTATAAGGAGGTGAAACATGAACGTCTTTCTGATAGCGGCACTCGTAAGTGCCATCTTTGCCTTCATCACAGAGGTGTCTGACGAGAAGGAAATCCTCCTGTCAGTAGCAGGATGGCTGATCCTCACACTGGCCTTCTATCTCGCCTCACTTCTGTTTGGATTTGCCGTCGGGGCGAAGCGACAGAACACTCCTTGATTTTGACAAGTGGTTGCTATAGAATAGATAGAGGAGGTGAACTCCATGGCCAAACCGAAGGGTCCAAAGAAGCCAAAACCTGTCAAGCAGCCGAAGGGATACTGATATGCCAGCACTAGCCACACCTTCGATCTATGCCAAGTTGGAGCGTATGGAGATCCAGGGACCAAAGGGTGTTGCTCGCATCTACTGGGTCTGTGGTAACTGCAGTGAGCACATCTACCGTACAGCCGAGGGAACTAAGACACCGGATGACTATAGGTACTGTCCGAACTGTGGTGCGAGGTTCGAGTGAAGACGAACGCCGAGATGGTTGCAGAGTTCCATCGAGCCTTTGGCGTCCCTAGTCTTGACAGGCCAGGCTTCCCCGACGGACGAGTATCTCTCCGAATCAACCTCATCACGGAGGAGTTCGTTGAGTTGCTTCTTGCTATCGGCCAACGTGATATCGTCGAGGTAGCAGATGCACTTGCTGACCTCCTCGTTGTCACGTACGGTACGGCACTCGAGTTTGGCATCCCAATCGATGAAGTGTTCGAAGAGGTGCATGACTCGAATATGTCAAAGCTTGACGAGAATGGCAAGCCCATCTACCGTGAGGACGGCAAAGTCCTCAAAGGACCCAATTGGCGCCCGCCAGACATTCGTCACATTCTGGAGGAAGAATGAACGGTTACGGCATTCCTGACTACGAACCAGCACCAGAGTGGGGACACTCTAGCTGGTTCCAGAGGTGGCGGTGTAAGCGTAAGGGTGGACACTTCGGTCCTATTGAGAGATTTGTCCTCATGGGCAACATGGACGTAAACTCTCTCGTGTGCTCGAATCCGAAGTGCCGTGCATACTTGGGTGACATTCCTATTCGACGAGTGGAGAAGCCTCTTGCGCCTCCTAGCCCTTGATCCTGGAGCTACCACTGGGTGGGCAATATTCACCAAGGGTGCAGTAGGTGAACGATATACTTCAGGACAAGTCGCACAAGACAAAGTCTGGGACCTCCTTCAAACGGCTAGGTGGGGACAGAACGGCCCTATCGACTTGACTATCATCTGCGAGTCGTTCCAACATCGTCAACTTCCGAAGGTCGATCTGTCTCCAGTCGAGGTGATCGGTGTCGTCAAGGAGTGGGCTAGGCAGAACAAAGTCGAGATCGTCTGGCAGACACCGGCTCAGGGGAAGGCATTCTGGGACGACAACCGACTCGCCAAACTTGACTTACTGAGGAAGCCCAAGACGAACTGGCGACACGCGAACGATGCAATGAGACACATACTCTGGTACCTTGGCTTCGGCAAGGGAGTACGCATCGGCGAAGCCGGAAACCTACTTCCAAAGAAGGGAGCGTGATAGAACACAGACCAAACCGCAGTTGCCGTGGCCTCAAGTCGAGGCCCAACGACGAAGCGGAGGTGCAGAATGCAACCGATTTTGCCACGGTGGTTGCTTGTGGTGTTAGCGTTCCTGTTGTTGGGGTTCGCATTCATAGCAGCAGCGAGCAACGCAAGTGCAGGAGGGTGGAACAAAGAGTGTCGGGGTTACTCACCAGCCAAGACGGTTCGTTGCATAGCAGCGAAGCAAGACCCGCCTGGCGGAGTCGCAGAGGCTCTCAGCGTTTGGCATTGCGAGAGCAACTTCGGTGTCGAGCCCTCGCATTCCGATTCATATCACGGTCCCTTCCAGTATCTCAGGACTACATACGCGAACCAGAGAACATCGATGCCGGACATCGATCGCTGGTACGGACTATCGGTGTTTGTTCACAACTGGAGGTCGAACATCATCACGGCTGTCTCTTGGGCAGCTCGTCATGGATGGGGACCTTGGGGATGTGCATAGGAGGTGAAGAGTGAAAGTTTACCGCGCAGGACGCAAGGGAACTAAGTTCTCTGAGTTTGGTCCTCTGAAGGAAGCCCGTGTCGACTTTGTCGATCGTATCAAGGGCAAGGGACCGTACAAGTGGAAGAAGAAGAACGCTCCGATCACCGACTGGTCTCGAGAGATGGGCCAGCCAGCCTTGATGAAGAACTTTGACCGTGAAGTTCCTCTAATGGGTGAGGACAACGCCTTCTGGTGTAAAGTGGTCTCCACAGGGGCCATCTTCGTCCTCGACATTGGTGAGGCACACATCGTTGTACCCCCACCTCCATCTGGCATCTCTAAGTCGATCGCCAAAGCGCACAGGCTGACCTTCAAGGAAGCTGAACTTATCCAACTCGAGGACGGTATCTCACGGCGTATCATTACGATGGGGTACACCGTTTGCAAGCTTATCTCCGGGACACGAGTTCCTTCTCAACACTGTCCCGGTCCACCTTCACCAACTGGTGGCAATGCTATGGACTGGGTGGTCCAGAAGCAGGTCAGCGGCACGTGGGGCGTTGACATCGCCGGGACAGATCGAGTTGTCAAGAAGCTGAACAATAGCGGCTTCCCGGAAGTGCTCTGGCGAGGAGTTGCAAGCCACTATCCCAACCACGCACACACGTCAGGCAACCCAAAGAGGAGTGGGTGGCCAGCCTGCCTGTGAGCTGATAAGTATAGGGACCGGGCAAGCCCCTGAGAGGGAAGGAGGTAACACCCGGTCCCTATACACCTTGAAGCTATTCGGCTACCTTGCCGTTCTCCAGCGCCTTCGCCTTCTCATGCTTCATAGACGCTCCTGCACTGAGATTGTCGAACAGCTCATGGGCGAACCCAGCTGCTCCTCCGGCAAGCACACCAGTGAGCACCTGTCCTGCAACGCCCGTCAAACGGGACGACTCACCAGCTAATGCAGGTACCAGTGCGAGGATCGCTGCACTGAGGTCGATCCCCCAGCCGACGCAGTAGATGATACCGATCAGGAACGCTGCAACGTTCCAGGTCGCAGGCGGCAACGAGTCATCCCTGTCAATCACGTTCCTAACCAGATCAACTGACTTCGTGACGACTGCACCTAGTGCTAGAACTGCTGCAAGCACTGCTGCAAAGTCCATGTTTCACCTCCCTTCAGTTCCCGGTTGAGCCCAAAACCTGGACTCCAAGTAAGACCAAACTAATTGCAAAGCTTAGTCCTGCTGCAATGAGGACATACTTGATCTGCTTCCGTTGAGACTCAATCTTCTCAGAGTTCTGCTGACGCAACGTGTCAAGTGCAGTTTGACGAACTGCTTCTGTCTTCAGTGAGTCTACGTCAGATACTAGGCTCTTGAAGGTCTCAGAGGTAATCCCATCCGACTTCAAAGTTTCAACATCCGACTTGAGAGTCTTCAGGCTCTCGTCCAACCGAGAGGCGAACGGTGCACCACCACTCTCCAGTCTATCGAGTCGATCCGCAATGACCTTATTACGCTCGTCGACGTTGTTTGCCGCTTCAGCCACTCTGCTTTCAAGCGTCTCACGAGCGAACGTCAGCAGTTGCTGTTCGGATATATGCTGCTCGTCATGACTCTCGTGTTCAGCATCGTGAGCACGTCGGCGTTCACGGAGCACGGTAAGGAAGAAGTCCTTGTCAGTAGTGTACCCTAGCGGAGCCCTCCGATCTCCGCCGGGGGATTGATCATGCTCGTGCCCGTTTCCGTCCTCGTGCGTCACCTTCCCTACTCCTCCTTCTTCAACTTCAGCTTGTCTGCTATCTTCAACTTCAGTAGCTCTTTGTTCTGATTGATCTTTTCTTGCTTCTCCTTCTCTTCCTTCTCCCGTTTCACCTTCTCTTTGGCCATCTCAGCGGGGTCGTCAGGACGATGACCAACCTTCTTCAGGTGCTCCTTGAACAGTGCCTCTTGTGAACCTATTGGGTCGATAGCCACGACAGTTCCTCGATTGTCCGTTTCGATATCGAGATCGTGTTCAAGAAGGAGGTTCTCTAGCTGGTCTCTCGCCTCATCCGGGATGGTCATATCCTCAGGGATGTAGGCGATGCCAAAGTACCTCAGTGCTTCTCGCGCTGACATGAAGTCTGTCATTCCCTGAACGCCTCTTGGAGCTTCGCCTCAGTTTGGTTCAGTGCGTTCGTACGAGTTGCAGGAGTTATCGTGTCTAGCCATGCCCGATAGAAATCCCGAGCCGCAGTCTCTATTGCAAGAAGTCGGGGCTCGGCCCTCTCAGCCCGATCCCTCCAGTACTGCATCTCTAACCTCAATTCGTCTGCACTCATCTCCCTCTCCTAGGTCTTGATGATGAAGTGCACTCGAAGGTGCCCGTGCTGCTTGTGCCCACTCGGTGCCCCAGATTCGTCGATGGTAATAGGACTGCCTCCGGTATCCGTAGGTCCAGCATCCCACGATGTACCATCGAACCTCGAGCCACCTGTAAGCGAGTCCTGGTAGATAGATGCAAAGTCTGCGTGTTCGACAAAGGTGTCCTCGTGGTTGACATGAGCTGTCTGTCCGAACCCTCCAGTGAACGGTGATCCAGGGCTCCTACGTGAACCCTGAGTAATGCCATGCGAGTGATCACCTCCATTGTTAGTGAAGCCGTTGACAAAGTGATTATGACCAGGACCAACAGCATTGTTGACTCCTGTGACTCGTATGACGGTATCGCTAACCGAATTGGTATTTACGCTGAAAAAGTGATCATGAGGCGTCGCGTTGCCTTCACTGCCTCCACCACCGTCGTCAGAATGGTCTTTGCGCCTTCTCTTGTGATGGTGCTTGTGTCTATGACCCTGATGCGAACCATGACCATCCTGACGCTCACCTTCGACCTGGTTCTCGTTCTCCCCAAGGCTCTGACCAGCCCCTACTCCTCGGGGGTGCCGACGTCTAAAGTCTGGGACGGCGAAGTTCACTCCGCTCCCACCGTACGTATAA